ACCTACAAGCCGAACGGATCGCAGATCATGTTTAGCGGCTTGGATGACGTGGAAAAGCTCAAGTCTATTGAGGGCGTGACTTCTATATGGTGCGAGGAAGCCACCGAGCTGACGCAAGAGGACTTTGAGCAGCTTGACCTGCGCCTTCGTGGTGAGCATGGATGCCTAAAGCAAATCATCCTGACGCTAAACCCAATTAGCGAACAACACTGGATCAAGCGCATCTTCTTTGATGACCCCATGCAAGGGGTCTTTACCCTTCACACCACCTACCTTGACAACGCATTCATCGACGATGAATACAAGATGGTGATGGAGAACAAAAAGAAGACGAACCCGCGCTATTACAACATCTATGCCCTGGGGAATTGGGGTACTGCCGAGGGTCTGGTATTCACCAACGTCACGCAGCGCCTAATCAGGCCGGAGGAGATTGAGGGCCTAGAATGTGTCCAGGGCTTGGACTTCGGCTACACGAACGACCCGACAGCGTTTAACCAGTCTTACATTGACCTCCAGGCCAAGCGGATATACGTCTATGACGGCTTCTATGAGAAGGGCATGACCAATGCCCAAATCGCAGACGCTATCAAGCGCATGGAAGCGCACAAGCACAAGACGACAGCCGACTGCTCCGAGCCAAAGTCCATTGATTACATCAAGGGTAAGGGCGTACGCATCGAGGGCGCGCTAAAGGGCAAAGACTCGGTAAATGCGGGAATCGACTTCCTCAGCGAGTTTGAGATCATTGTCAATGCCCATCTGGTAGAATTCATGACAGAATTCAACAACTACAGTTGGGCATTGGATAAAGACGGCAAGCCGACTAACAAGCCCGTAGACGATTTCAACCATTTCATAGACTCATTGCGCTATGCTGTTGAAGGCAAAATGAAGCGCAGGAAGTCAATTTACAGCTAGGTGCCAGCATGTTCGGACGAAAGAAAGCGGAACCCGAAAAAAAGGAAGAACCGACTTCCGTTCGCAAATCTATGTACAGCACGGATGGAGAGCCTGGGCGAGTGCTTAACCCGCTGCAAAAGCTGGCGATGATTGAGCAGCACTTTATAACGCCGGCTATGTCGGGCACTGGCCAGGATAGCCCAACCGGGCTTATCCCGAGCTTCAAAGCAGAGCTAGGCGCATTCGCTGGCGCCCCTGATTCGCAATTCCTTTGGTACTCGGCCCAAGGCTTCATCGGCTACCAAGTCGCGGCCATCATGGCTCAGCACTGGCTAGTGGATAAGTGCTGCCTGATGCCTGCGCGTGATGCCGTGCGTGTTGGGTATGACGTGAGCATTGCGGGAGAGCATCCTCGCGCTGACGAGATCGTCGAGGCGTTCAAAAAGCAGGACAAGCGATACGGCATCAATAAGGCCATGACGGAGTTTATCCACATGGGCCGAGTGTACGGCGTGCGTGTGGCTATCTTCCGTGTTGAGTCCAGCGATCCCGACTACTACGCAAAGCCGTTCAACCCTGACGGCGTGACGCCAGGTAGTTACAAAGGCATTTCGCAGATTGACCCTATCTGGTGTGTGCCTGAGCTAACCAGCGCATCAGTAGAAGATCCGGCAAATATGCGGTTCTATCAACCGGAGTTCTATGTAGTCGGCGGACAGCGTTACCACCGCTCGCATCTGTGCGTTTATGTCCCGTTCCCGGTGGCTGACAGTCTCAAGCCGGCATATCAGTACGGTGGCCCTAGCCTTCCGCAGCGCATCTATGAGCGCGTCTATGCGGCTGAGCGTACGGCTAACGAAGCGCCACAACTGGCGATGACTAAGCGCCTTGTTGTGCACAAAACGGATGGTTCGTCTTTTTGGTCAAACCTTACCGAATCGCTCAAACGAACCTTTGACTTTACCGAGGTGCGCGACAACTACGGCGTGATGGTTATCGACAAGGAGGACGATGACATACTCCAGCACGACACCAGCTTGGCCGACCTCGATGCTGTCATCATGACGCAATACCAGATCGTTGCCGCGATTGCCGAGGTTCCAGCGACCAAGCTGCTTAGCACTCAGCCCAAGGGCTTCAATTCGACCGGCGACTATGAGGCCGAGAGCTACCGCCAGACCCTAGAGTCGATCCAGTGCAATGACCTGCAACCGCTGCTGGATAAGCATCACAAAATGGTGTGGCTGAGCGAGATCAAGCCGAAGCTGGGCATCACTGAGGAATTGGAGTTCGAGGCAACCTGGCGCCCGCTGGACAGCCCGACCGCCGCAGAGTGGGCCGCTATCAATCTGCAAAAGGCGCAGACCGCGCAAATCTACGCAGGCATGGGCGCTATCGACGGCGAGGATGTGCGCCAGCAACTGCGCCAGGATAAGGACAGCGACTTTTTCGGCCTTGTGGAAGAAACGGAACTAGACCTGAATGACGACCCGGAAGCCGAAGCTAACCCGCAAGCGTGAGCAGTATGTCAAAGAGAGGGCATCCGGCGTTCTAGTCGGAAAGCCCTTGACGTACTCGGCTGCGCAGATGGAAAAGTATTCGGCATCAATGGGCCGCCTGATTGATGCCATGTTTAAAGACTACGCCAAAGAATTGGCGTCAGTGTTTCGGCAGAACGAAGTCATCACGATTCAGGATGCTGCAATGGACGCCAGCATCAGCAGCCAGGCCCGTATCCTGCCGAATGCACTGCGCCGCAAGTGGGGGCGCATCTTTGCACGCGAGGCGCCGAAGATCGTTGAGCGCATGGTTAGTGGCGTGGACAAGGCCGAGCAGGCGCAGCTAAAGGAGTCGCTCAAGCAGCTCAGCGGCGGGATCACGCTCAAGACTGACGTTATGCCAGCCGCATTGCAGCAGGCCGTCAAGGCTTCGATTGCCGAGAACGTGGCTCTAATCAAGTCCATCGAGTCACGCTACCACACGCAGATTGAAGGCGCTGTAATGCGCTCGCTGCAACCTGGCGGGCGTGGCATGGCTGACGTGCGCGACTTCCTTGAGCATTACAAGGGCGTGACGGATCGGCGAAAGGACGTTATCGCTAAGGACCAGGTGCGCAAGGTTCAAACTTCAATGAACGTCGAGCGCGCCAAGTCGGCTGGCATAAAGAAATTCAGGTGGCTGCATAGTCGGGGCGGCTCAGAGCCTAGACCTGACCATGTGGCAATGAGCGGAAACGTGTATTCTTATGATGATCCGCCCGTAATAGACAGGCGGACGGGCGAGCGTGGCTTTCCTGGCCAAGCGATTAACTGCCGCTGCCAGATGATTCCTGTACTTGAATGGGGCGACGAAGAATAGGCCGGAGCGGGGCCGCAGACACGGATAAACCGACATGGTTATGCGTTACACGATTACCGGACCTGTCGCTGATGGCAGTTATACCAGCGACGCAATGAACGCCAGTTACTCCCGCTGTGAGCTGTCGTATATCCGATTCTTTGATTCAAACGGTGCGCAGGTAACGCCTAGCGCCGGAACTGTTGTTTTCTCTGGAAGTCCGGACGGCGTGAACTACCGCGATATTGAAGGCGGTTCGTTTATGGCTTCGTCGGCTTATTCTGGTAGCCGTGTGCCTCCCTATGGTGAGGGCTTGATGGTGAATGCTCGCATTACCCTTGCTGGGGTAGCGGGCGCCTCAACCTTTGAAGCCGTAGTATGGAGGGACTGACGTGACCTACCGAACCGGAGTTCCACCGCGCAACGCCATTCTAGGCAATCGTGTCGGCGTTATCGGCACTTCCCTTCTGCAGCAAAATGACGTGGCCACCGCTGCGAAGATTAGCCACTGGAATCGAGGATGGCTTTCGTGGGCGCGCTACTTCTCTAAAGGCCGCTTCACTTGCGAGATATGGCACGACACTACCGTCTATCCAGGCTGGGAACCGTCTCAAGTTCCGGGGGCAACTCGAAACTTTCGAGGATATAACGCCGGGGTATCTGGCCAGACTGCCGCACTGATTGAGGCCCGCGCCGCTTTTCTGGCTGATTCGGTAAAGTGCGACATCATCATTATTGACTCCGGCACCAACGATATGGCGCCGGTAGCCAAGGAAACGATTCAGGCAATGCGTGAAAGCCTAGCGCGATATTACCTGTCGCGGGGGATTGTGGTTGTAATGCTGCCAATCCTTAGCCGTGGTACTGGATCATGGCCTCAAGGTGGTGCAGAAAGACCAAAGGCAGCATGGATCAATCAGAAAACGCGAGACTTCTGCGCACTGACTGAAAACTGCTATCTGTTTGACTGGAACCTACCTTGGGTAGACCCGGCTAGCGCTGATGGCGCTCCCCGTGCCGGTTACTCACACGACAATATCCACTTTGCGCCACCGGGCGGCGTTGCAGATGGCGAGGCATTGGCTAACTTCATGGTTCGCCTGCTGCCTGATCCTGCGCCGCGCGTATGGTCGGCTGACGACAAATTCAACGCCACTCACAACCCTCTAGGCAACCTGCTTACTAACCCGTTTTGCACCGGCACTGGCGGCACTGCTGTGGCCTCTGGTGCGACTGGTACTGTGGCGACTGGTATGCGCGTTGAGGTATCGAGCGGCGCCGCCACGGTGGCATGCACCAAAGAGACCCGCGCCGATGGCCGAGGCGACTATCAGGTGCTGACCTGCACGCCTGGTGCGACTGACAGCCTGATCTACTTCCGCACGAACAGTGCCGACACTGCGCACACTTATCCAGCGGGCACTTGGGTACAAGCTTCGGTTGAGTGCGATATTGGCAGTTTCAACGGCTGGCAGGGCGTCAGCCTTTACCTGAAAGACAACGGTACAAACGGCCTGATCGCCTACGACATGGAGCCGTTCGATGACGGTGCTGGCTACATCAAGCTGCCGACCCGCGCGATGAGCAACGGGATGTTGCTGACGCCGCCGATCCAGCTCGTCAGCGGCAGCGCCACGTTACGTTGGCGGGTAGAGGTTCGCGTCGGATCGACTGGGGGCGGCGCTTCTGGAACTGGGGTGGTGAAGTTTGGCGCGGTTGAATTGCGCACTGCGGCAGACCCACGCGAAATTGCACGTTATAGGTAGTACGTCATGGCCTACAGATTCCAGATTCAAAGCCCGGCCACTGAGACGGCCATCATGGGCGCCGACTTCATTGGCGGGATGGTCTTCATCCAGTTCTTCAACGGCGGCGGCTCTCCTGTCACTCCAACAGGCCGCCCGGTAGTTGAGCGCAGCGAGTACGCAACGGGGAATGTATGGCGCACGGTTGAACCATTCAGCGCCGGGGAATGGCGGTTCAATGCCTACGCCCAGCGCGTGCGCGTGAACATGGCAGGCGTTAGCGGTTATGCCTCATACCGTGCCGAGGTGTATCGCTGTAATGAGCCTGTGACCATGGTTCCCGATGGGGCCTATACTGGGATGCGCGCTAATGTCGTCCAGTATTACGACGAGATCAACAAGAAGCGGGGCGCGCAATGGGAGGCTAGCAGGCTGATCACTATTGCTGACGACCTGCCGGCCAGTAACGCCTACTCCATTCTCCGAACAGGCTCCAAGCCGGTTGACCTGAAAGCGCGCGCATTCGGCTATACCGGGCTTGGCGTGATTGGCCGCATCTACGAAGGGCCGACCTATAGCGGCGGTACTGCTGACCCTTGGTACAACATGAACACGCAATACATTGGCCAGCAGCCAGAGGCTCAGCTTCTCACTGGATTTACGCTGACTGCTCTTGGCACTAAGTGCGGCGCCGACATTATCGCTATCGGCCCGATCAGCAACCAATCGCGCGGTTCGGTCGTGCATGAGTACGCGCGCAACCGGATATTGCCAAAACCGAACACGGCCTACCTGCTAGAGATCGCAAGCATTGATCCTGCATCGCAGCAGGTCTCTGCACGCGTCGAGATGTATGAGGGCGGACTAGACTGGCCGATTCCTATTTGAGCGCCAGACTATTGACGCGCCAGAAAATTTGCTATCATCATTGGCAACAACCAATCCTCGACGGATTTTTGGCGAATGACAGCACAGGCTGTAGACCTTAACGGTTACATCGAGATCAAGGGAAACCCGATTAGCAAAGTCGGCGTGTTCCCCTATCTCGGTCGTGAGATTGGCGCGCCTGATCCTGATGCAGTGTATTACGTCTATCGTCCAGAGGAAGAGCTGGCCAGCCCGGAGGCCATCGAGTCTTTTAAGCTGATGCCGCTGGTTGACGAGCATTCCATGCTTGGCAGCGAGGACGAAGGGCTAACCCCCGCTGAGCGCAAGGGCGTTCAAGGCGTGATTGGCGAGGACGTGTACTTCGATCCGCCCTATCTGCGCGGCAACATCAAGCTGTATTCCGAGGCGGCCAAAGGACTGGTTAAGTCAGGCGCTAAGCGCGAACTCTCCCCCGGCTACCGCTGTATCTATGACTTCACGCCCGGCGTGTTTGATGGCCAAAAATATGACGCCATCCAGCGCACCATTCGGGCAAACCATCTTGCACTTGTGGAAGAGGGCCGGACGGGGCCTGACGTTGCGGTGCTTGATCACATGCGCTTTGCGCTCGATTCAAACCAAGTGAAGGAGGCTGTCATGGCCGATGAAAACATGAGCGGCGGTGAAGCCTCCGCAAAAATCAAGGAGCTGCTTGACCAGCTCAAGCCCCTGATTGCCGAGCAAGAAAGTGTTCGCGGCATGATGGAAGAAATGGGCATCAAACTCGGCAAGGCTGACGAGTCCGAAGGCGAGCGTGTCGAGGAAGTCGAGAAAGCCATGGGCGACGAAGAAGTGACCGCCGAAGTGGTTGAGGACGAGGAAGTGGTCGAAGTTAAGACCGAGGACAAGTGTGACGCCATGGATGCCCTGCGCAAGCAAGTGGCAGACCTGACCAAGCGCCTGGCCCAAGTTCAAGACTCCGGCGCCCTGATCGCCTCCATCGCTGATCGTGACGCCCTGGCTAACAAAGTGAGCGACTTTGTGGGCACCTTCGACCACGCCCATATGACCGCCTCGCAAGTGGCCGAGTACGGCGTTAAGAAGCTGGGCATCCCGTGCTCCAAGGGCCAAGAGCGCGTAGCACTCGCCGCCTGGATGCATGGTCGCACCCCGGAATACCGTAAGCCTACCTTCGCCGCTGACTCCAGCGCCAAGGTTGTCGATCTTCAAAACCTTTGGAAGGAGGCATAATCATGGCCTTTCCCGCTACTACCATTTCCGATCTGGTCTCCGGAATTCCGGGTGAGCTGAGCTTTGACGTACCGTATACCGGCGTTGCTGCTGTGATCAACTCCGGCTCCGCTGCTAACAACGTGTTTGGCCGCGCCATGACCTACGTTGACGAAGCTGTCGAAACTGTCGGCGCCGGTGGCACTGGCCTTTTCGCTGGCATTCTGGTCAACCCGAAAGGCTATGCCGTCAACGAACTGTCCAGCACTGGCGACGTTGTTCCGAACGGCTCCCGGGTTGAGCTGATGCGCGAAGGCGAGTGCTATGTACTGCTGAGCGCTGGCACTGCTGTAACCATCGGCGATCCGATCTACTTCGTCAACGCTGATGGCACCCTCGGTGCTGGTACTGCTGGCGCTGGCCAGACTCAAATCGTCGGCGCCACCGTGTTCCGTCATAACCCGAGCGCTGCTAACGCACCGTCGCTCGCTACCATTCGCATCAAAGCGTAAGGAGTCCGAGCGATGAAAGTTTCGGAAATTAAGCACTCTGTAACTGGCCGTGAGCTGGCCAGCCGCAAGCCTGTTCAGCTCAAGCCGGAGCAGTGCGTCGGCGCGATGGACTCGCTGTCTGCTATTGGCATCCACGGTTTTGACCAAGCTGTGCATGCGGCTATGGACACTGCCCTGGTTGGCCCTGCTGCTCGTTCTGGCGCTAGCCTGCAACAGTTCCTGCAAGTCTGGCTGCCGGGCCTGGTTCGTCAGCTCACCAACGTGCGCCTGATTGACCGCATCGCAGGCATGACTCAGGCTGGCAACTGGTATGATGATGTTGTGATTCAGCAAGTCGCCACTCCGGTAGCCAAGGCTGAGCTGTACGGTGATAACACCAACGTACCGCTGGCAAGCTACGGCCACACCTACGAGACTCGCGGCATTGTTCGTTACGAGCAAGGTTTCGAGGTCACTCAATTGGCCGAGGCCCGCGAAGCTGCCGGCATGATCAACATGGCCGCCGAGAAGCGCGGCTCTGCCGTTCTGTCGCTGGAGATCGCCCGTAACCGTCTGGGCTTCTACGGCTTATTCAACGGCGCTACTCGCGCTTTTGGTCTGCTGAACGATCCGGGTCTGCCGGCTTACACCAGTCCGGCCAAGGTCTACGGCCTGATGACATTTGAAGAACTGACCACTGAAATCGGTGATCAGATCGGCGCAATCATCGTGGCATCCGGTGGCAACGTAGAACAGAACTCGGCCTTCACCGCCGTGCTGCCGAACGGCTATCAGACCCTGATGACCAAGCCGAACATCTACGGCATGACCGTGCTGGAGTGGTCCAAGCAGAACTACCCGAACCTGCGCTTCGAGTACGCCCCGGAGTTCATCGCCGCTAACGGTGGGGCAAACGTGGCTTACTACTTCGCCGATGCCGTGGAAGACGGTTCGACCGATGGCGGTCAGGCTATCATCCAAGTAGTTCCGGCTAAGTTCTTCAACATCGGCTCCGAGCGTCGCGTTAAGGGCTACATTGAAGACTTCGGCATGGCTACTGCTGGCGTGATGGTTAAGCGCCCGTACCTGTTCCGCCGCCGCACTGCTGTGTAACTCCCCTTGCCGCCCGCTTGGATAGGGGCGGCTCTTTTCTACCTCGGAGCATAATTCAATGGCCAATGACGTATTCGTTTATAGCATCCTCACCGATTCCGTGGTTTACACCTTGGAGAACGGCAAAGAGGTGCTTATCGCTGGCGGCGCAAACGTGCCGGATCAGCACTTCTACACTCCTCAAGGCGTTGTGACGAAGGTTAGTGACGCAGACCTTAATCTGCTCAAGAATAACCGCGTGTTCCAGCTGCACCACAAAAACGGCTTCCTCAAGTGGACTGACAAGAAAGTCGAAGTTGAAGCTGTTGGAGCTGACATGCAAGGCGCCGATGACGCAGCCCCGGACACTGAGGCCGATGCCGAAGTGGTCGAGAAAAAGACCGGCACAAAAGTGCGCGCCAAGCGAGGCGAATAAGCCATGTTCCCGCTAGCCACATTCCGCACCCTGTACCCTCAGTTTGCATCGGTGAGCGATGCCGTGGTGCAGGCTACCGCTGAGCAAGCCTTGTGCTTTATCAGCGATACCGGGTGCGACTGTGGCGATACGGGCTGGATGCTGATGACTGCGCCCTTGCTGCAACTGAATCAGGCTGCGCAGTCTGGCACCGGAGTGCTTGGTCCTGTTGCATCTGCAACAATCGGCAGCGTTTCTGTCTCATATCAGACGCCTCCTTACGGCAGCAGCGAGTACAAGTATTGGCTTGGCGGTACACCCTACGGCGCACAACTGCTGGCTCTGCTGGCTCGCTGCTCTGCTGGCGGCGTTTATATAGGTGGATCGCCTGAGCGTGCCGCATTCCGTAGAGTTGGTGGCGGGTTCCCGAACAGGGGCAGGCTGTGGCTACCGTAAAGCGTAGCGGACCTGGCATTGCCGCGCTGAAAACAGAGATCGCCAACCTTGAGCGCAAGCGTGCTGAGGTTGGTTTCTTTGATACTTCGCGCTATCCAGATGGAACGCCTGTGGCTTACATCGCCACGATTCAGGAGTTCGGATCGCCTCAGAACGGCATTCCGCCGCGCTCGTTTATGCGCTCGACCATTCAAGAGCAGCGCGAGGCATGGCAGCAGACTTTGGCTCAAGGCGCCAAACGCGTGCTATCTGGTCGCATGACTACTCTGCAAATGCTGGAGTCGTTTGGCCTTAGCGTGGTTGGCCAGATCAAAGAGAAGATTGTGGAAATCACTCAGCCCGCGCTGTCTGCATCCACGATCTATAACCGCCTGAATCGCAAAGACAAGCCGAAGAACACCAGCACTAAACCGCTGGTAGACACCGGAATCATGCTTTCCAGCGTTGACAGCAAGGTAAGCGACAAATGATTCCCGGCGCTAACTTACTTGGCATCGCATTCGGCGCTATTGCTCAGCAGACGATTCAGCACCTATCCGCTATCGGGCGCACTCAGAACGAAGTGGGCGCATGGGTAACTGAATACGCGCAAGCCGTAGACGTGCGCGTGTCTTGGCAGCCTGTGGACGCTAAGAAGTATGAGCAGCTCGGCCTTGATCTAGCTAAGGAATACCACACCATTTGGATGAAGGCGCCTATCTCTGGAATCCAGCGCGGAAAGTCTCCTGATCGATTCATTGAGGGCGCCAAGTTGCATGAGGTGGTGGACGTTAAGGACTGGTACGGCCAGGACGGCTGGGTCGAAATCTTGGTGATTG